GACACTCGTAGGCGAGCCAGCTCGTATGCTTGAATTCAAATTAAGCAAAACCAGTAAACAAACACTCGCGGCTGAAAAAGCAAAATTCCACGAAAAGAAACCACACAACTATAAGCGCAAAGGATCGGAGAATCTAGCATGACCCAACAAGAAGCAATCGACAAAATGATGTCCGGCGCAAATATATTCCTAACCGGCGAGCCTGGTGCTGGCAAAACATATACGCTCAACCAGTTTATCGAACAGGCATACGAAAAAGGTAAGCGCATAGCGGTTACTGCTAGCACTGGTATTGCTGCAAGCCACATCAACGGCTCGACAATTCACAGCTGGTCTGGTCTCGGAATAAAAGATCATATTCGCGATGACGAAATTGATCGCATGAGCTGGCAACCAAAAATGATCGAGAAATATAATAACTGCGACATTCTGATAATCGATGAAGTCTCAATGCTTCACGGATCACGGCTCGATATGGTGAACCGCGTGGCAAAATGGTTACGACGCAACAGTAAACCGTTCGGTGGTCTGCAAGTAATATTTGTCGGTGATCTATTCCAACTACCGCCAGTAACAAAGCACAGCGACCGCGCTGACTGGGTACACCTGAGCGAAGCGTGGCTCGAGGCGAAGCCGGAGCCGTGCTATCTGACGGAGCAACACCGCCAGGGCGCTGACGATGCTCTGCTCGATATATTAAGAGAAATGCGAAATGGTAATATGTCGCCGGCAAACATTAAACTGCTTAATATGAAAATTCAGAAGTCACCGGACGACGACACGATCACTCGACTATACACTCACAATATGGACGTGGACGCGTTGAATCGCGGTATGCTTGCTAAGATCGATGAGCCATCAAAGAAATACTATATGACCAGCACAGGCGATCTGTACAAGGTTGCTCAAATGAAGCGCAACCTATTGTGTCCGGAGACGCTGGAGATCAAGGTCGGTGCTGAAGTAATGTTCTGTGCCAACAACTTTGAAGACGGCTACGTCAACGGCACACGCGGTCGCGTAATCCGCATCAGCAACAATGGCAACCCAGTGGTGCTGACGCAAGATGGTGACGAGATCGGCGTGACTGAATATACCTGGCGTATGTTCAATGACTTTGGACGCGAGGTGGCATCATGCACCCAGCACCCACTACGGCTAGCCTGGGCGGTCACAGTCCACAAATCACAGGGATTGTCACTGGACTCAGCAATCATCGATCTAAGCCAAGCGTTTACGCCTGGAATGGGTTATGTAGCATTGTCTCGCGTTCGATCGCTTGAAGGGCTTATACTAATAGGTATGAACGATCAAGCGCTCGTGATGGATCAACAAATAGCTAAGTTCGATAAGGAGTTAAAACATGCGACCAGCAATTAATGATTACCTACAATTACCTGAAGGCGAATTCATCGTCAACTCAACCGCGTACCGTGTCGACCATAACAAATTCCCAAAATGGAAATTTTGGCGAAATGAAGTTGTCCAGTACAACGTCATGGTGTCGACAAATAACGGTCGAATATATTTAATTAATCCAGCAGATTTTACGCTGGAAGAAAAGACAGGAGTTCAGCAATGATCTTAACCGCACTAATACTAAACCAATTATTGTTCCCAGGCTACAAGCCAGTAGCAGTATTTCACTACACGCAGCCTCAAGGCATCGTGCTTCAGCAAGCAAAACCAACAGTTGTCGCTACGTTCAAGAACGAGCAACCTAAGCCGGTCGCCACATTCAAATATGTGCAACCAAAAGGCATACCGCTTACCGCACCAAAAATTACACCAGTAGCAACCTGGAGTTTCTAAATGAAAATTGCTTACGATTATCCGCCAAATTACAAGATCATCAAAAAGGCGTTTAATCTTGGTGAGCATGAAAACGTAATATTCACATACGGCGATACGCTGTACGTTCCGCAAGGCGAGAAGACTAAACTTGATAAGCCGCTAATGGCGCACGAGGAAGTTCACTCACGCCAGCAGCAAGAGATCGGCGCATCGTGGTGGTGGGATCGTTTTCTATCTGAGCCACCATTCCGTTTGAGCCAGGAGCTTGAAGCGTACCGCGAGCAGTACAAAGCTATGCAAAATATGCCAGCCAAGAAGCGCGCCGGATACCTCACGCATATTGCTCACGATCTATCCAGTGAAATATACGGCAGCCTGATGTCGTTCGAAGAAGCAGTCGCAGTGATCACTGAAGGCATCACATTCAAGCGCGATAATATAGTTGCTAAGAAGGCTCGCGACTTGAAGAAGTTAGCAAGGCAGAACCGTAAGAAGGGAAGGAAATAATATGTTACTTGCACTAGAAATATTTTTTGGTAGCATCATGGTAGTGGCTATCGCAGTCTGTACTATCGATGCGCTAATCAACTAATAAAAGTATTGACAACATTTTAGTTTCTTGATACACTCGTAGAGTCAAGCAAGGAACGCTGGCAACAAAATCACAAAGGAGGGCGCTGTGAAAATACCAGTCAAAGTTTACGAAAAAATTATGCCTGGCGACGTAACACCTGGGGACGGTCAACTCGTCAACGACGGTGGTACATTGTACCTAGTAACAACAATTTAAGGAGGATCGAATGACGACCAACCAATCAACAAGTATTATTAAAAATCCCAACACGAAAAAAGCTGTCGCTGCACTGAAGCGCTACGCTAAAGCCGAAGCCACACTCAAGGCTATGGAAAAAGATGCGAAGGAAGCCAACGAGCAGATCAAAGAAGCTATGATCGCTGCTGGTGTTGACCGCATCGAACTTGACCCAGAACTCACCGGCGGAATCAGCGGCTACATCACCCTTGCTACTCGCAAGAACTACAAAGTCCTTGACATCGATGAGCTTGACGATCAATTCAAATCGCTCAAGGCTGATACTGACAAGATTAAAGCTCAGCACACGTTGACCGGCGATTTGCCAGCTGGTGTCGAGACATCAGAGACTCAGTACATCACCAAGAAAATTAAGTTGGAGGACTAATTAGTGGAAAACCCAGCACACATTACAGTTGCTAACCTACCCCAAAACATTGAGGGTGGTATCAAAATTCATGGGTTCGAAGACCCACGCTACGATCTACCAAAAAACGCAGTGCTGCTCTTCACACACCTGGAAGGCGCAGAAGCGTTTTGTAAAGTTGCCGATACCGACAACAGTATTTCTATCGATTCAAACACTCCACTAGTTGAACTCGGTGGCGATGAATGGCAAGTTGAAAAACTACCAAAGAATGAAGACGTGGCACACGCGTAATGGTTCGCTACATCTACGCTCGTTATATTGGCGATCAAGATGACTACTACAAAAATAACCAGAACTATCCGCTTGCAATCAAAACTCGATGGATCCGTAAAAAGGTTTCAATCTACAAGCGACGCGGTTACTACGACGAAATGCAGTCTGGCTCACTTCGCGAGTACGCCACCATCGACCAGTTCAACCAACAGTGGAAAATAATTAGCGAGGAAGGAATAGAATAATGGCAAGATTAATATTTGTCCTGGGGAATCCAGGCACAGGCAAGTCGACCAGCTTGCGTAATTTGAAGAAGGACGAGGTGAGCTACATCACAGTCACCGGCAAGGAATTGCCGTTCCGTACCGACATCAAATCCGCAAAAGTGAAGACGATGGATCAGGTTAAAGAAATGGTTACGGCATCTAAAAAAGATATCGTAGTTATCGACGACGTGAATTATCTGTTTACCAAAGAAGTGTTTGGTGCTGCCGAAAAAGAAGACAAGTGGGACGTGTACGATAAAATCTCCAAGGAGTTTTACCAGATCGTGCAAACGATTCTCAGCAAAGATACTGAGCAAAACTTCTACTTGTTCGGTCACCTGGAAGATCCAGAGTCAAAGAACAACTTGAAGCAGCTCAAGACGCTTGGTCAGGCTACTCGCAAGAACAACAACCCCGAAGGTTGGACGAACATCGTTTTTGAATCGATGGTCAGCGACCTGGACGACGAGAAATTTGTATTCCGCGTCAAGACCGACGGTAAGGGTGTAAAATCACCTATGGATATGTTTAAGGAAACTGAGGTCGAAAACGATCTCAAGATCGTTAATGATAAAATTAATGCTTACTACAAAGGAGGCAAATAACATGACAGCAACACAACTAGCACTAGGTATCTTTTTCGGATTCGGTGCGCTCGAGGTAACTAAAGTCGGACTCGCAATGTTCTATGCAGGGCAGAAGCGCCGCGCAATGAAGCAGGATCTCGCTGAAGTAGCTGACAATTTCATTGATAAGATGCACAATGATCTAATGGCTGATCGCGCTGCTGCTGAAGCAAAAGCTGCCAAGCGTCGCAAACCGGCTACTAAAAAAGCACCGGCTAAAAGCCTGAGCCAGCAACGTCGCGAAGCTGTTATGAAGGCAGCGCCAAAGAAAAAAGTAACTACAAAGAAGGGTAAATAATTTTATGGGAATGTTTGACGAAGTACTTGAAAACGTAGGCAAGCCATACCAAGGCGGAAGTAAGGGGTTCGAATACGGAACTCACAAGGTAAAGATTTTGCTTGCTGAACCGCAGCAGAAGAAGACCAAAAACGATCCAAATGCTGAAGTCATTGTCGTGTCAGTAGCAACTGCTGAAGACCCAGATAACGTAGCTGAAGCAACGCTATACTTCCACACTGAAGGTGGCGCTCGAATGTCAGTCACTAAAGTTTTAGGGTTGCTAGTACACAAGTCCGGCGAAGAAAAGAAGGACGCAGTGCGCGCTCTCGGCAAGAAATTGTTTGACCAGATTGACGACGCAACTGTTGCTCGTGATGTTGCTGCGAAGCTCATCAACGAAAAGCTAATCGGTCAAGAAGGTTTTGCGTTCGCAGACCCACAAGGCAAATACAAAACTACTAACTATGTTGATCTTTGGCACTACGAGTACGAAGATCCAAACGCTGACGATCGGACTGAAGCTAAGGCTGATGATATTGTCGCCAGTGGCACACCTCTGAGTAAAGAGGAAGCTGCCGACGTTCCTAACTTTGACGATTTATAGGAGGTCTCTATGGCAAAAACAGTCAAGCGAGTCCGTAACAAAGAAGTCGGCTTTGTCGGAGTGAACCTCGCAAAAGGTGGTGATATGACTTTATATGACCGCCTTCAAAAAGAAGTCAAGCTCGATCCTGAATTGGATCAGAGTAAGATTATCCGACTCGCGCTCAAAGAATACTTTGATCGCATCGATAACAAATAAATAGCATTAGCGGATCGTCACGAGCTTGACGTAATCGCGTTAGAGGGTAACAAAAGGCAGAACTTGCTTCGGCAGTATGCGTCACAAAAAGCCCTTATGCTCTATGAAATTAGCATAAGTAGTGGGAAAATAGAGGGTATCTATGGCGAAAGACGAGTTAATCAAACAGGACGAGCAGTCGACGACTGAGCAAAAAATGTCTCTCAAAGAGGCACAAGCTCGGAAGATTGATCTCAAATATCGAATCGTGCGATTTCGTGGTGCGGTACTGTTCCGTGACAAGAACGGTTGGGAACCATTATCTTACGACGAATTTGCGCGAATGTGCTACAAGGTTCACGGCTCCGGCATACGCCAGACGCAAATCAAAGACCTCCAGCACCTATTCTTCACCAGCGCCCCTGATCTCACTAAATACGCTCAGTACGTTGCCTTCCCTGACGGTCGTGTCTGGGATATGAAAAGCCTCAAATTCACCGAAGCAGTGTCCAACGAGGATTGCATTTATACTACCGCTGTCAGCCCAACCGAAGGTAACTCACACCGCAAGTGGATCGAAGAAGTTACGCGTGGCGACAAGGATTTAGCAGACGATATTATCAAAGCCCTAGCACCTATATTCATGGTCAAGAAGCCATTTGGTGTGTTCTGGTTCCTTGGCAATGGCGCTAACGGTAAATCGACCACTCTCAAGGCTCTGTACGCGATATTTGGCTCAGAAGCACCATATACTCATAACCGCTGGTTTAGCCAGCTGACGGTCAAGCAGATAGAGGACGAGCGCGATACGCCGATGATCAATGGCAAGCTCGGTAACGTCTGCCTGGAATCGAATGATGGTCACGTTAAAGACACCGGTGGCTATAAAAACCTAGCTGAACACAGCACCTTCAACGTCCACAAGTTCAACAGTCAGGACGGTACAGTTGTCGACGGTAACGTCCACACGATCTTCAATGCCAATAATATTCCTACCTTCGCTGACAAGACGCAAGGTGTCCGACGCCGCACGTTTACGATCCCATTTAAGGCTGCCTTCGCACAGGACAGTACCTTCGATGAGCGCCTGTTCAACAAAAAAGAATTCCTATCTGACCTACTTGGTGAGATTCTACGCACCACCAACATTATTAAGAAGCAGGGTTATAGCTACGACTTCAGCGATCAGACGCTCAAAGCAAAAGAGGATTACGACGAAGAGGTCAACACCGCTGAGACATATTTCGAGGAGCTGGTGCAAACCGAAGTTTGGGGATTCACCAACTTCAAGGATCTAACGAGCGACTACCAGAAATGGTGCGACGAGCGCAGTTATACTGCTCTTGGTAAAAAGGCAATCGCCCAGGGCGCTAAGATTACTGGGTTCAAGCGTTCATCGTTCCGTAAAGACGGTAAGCTGATTACCCGATATGTTTGCGAAAACCACGACCCTGAAGAGCTAGTTGAGCTGAGCCAACGCTGGGGCATGTTCCAAAAATACGGTAGCGAAGTTGAGCTGGACATGGCTGAAAACAGCCTCGACAAAACCTACGACAGTTTGATCGAGCTACTATAATGGCTAGTCTTAAAT